AATATTGTATCTAATACCATTCTTTTCAAGAAGTTATTAGACTTTACTTTTGTTTGATAAATTGGTATTGAAAATAGTTGGTGATTCTTACTCATTTATATACTCAAGCTTTACTGGATTTTCAAAGATGTCTACCAACCTAACGTATGCCCATGCAGTAAACACCTGTGGAACAATAAATGCAACCATTGCTACGACCCAAAAGACATAGTAATAGTTCTCTTTATTCTGAGTACGCTTCTTCTTTTTCATTTTTTTATAGAATTAATTTTTTGCTCGGTTTTTCAATTGGAGAGAAAATACTTTCATACTTCTCAACAACATCCCCATCACATTCTACAACGTAAACTAAGAATTTACGATCAACAGTAATCTCAGGTTTTTGTTTACTGATAACTGTTGCCCAAGGAGCAAACCCAACACTTTGAGCATTAGGAATCACAATCAGACCATTCTTTACAGTAATAGAATCTGTATCTTCAGAGAGAACTTCAGCAATAACTTCCTCACCAGTAACGATACGCAACAATTTTACATTCATTTAAATTAACTCTCCATTTTTATATTTTTTTCTAGAAGGATTATTATCTTTAGGGGTAGTCCATTCCAAATTATCCATATGATTGTTTCTCGTATCACTATCAATATGATCAATAACAGCAGACAATCTCATAAATCGTTTTGCTGATTCTGGACACATATCCCAATCTTCTTTTGGTATAGGAGGATAGTCATCAATTGGTTTCCATGCCTCCATTACTGCCCTATGATATTTAATTTGAATAGTAGTTAAATTTGGATCTTTAGTTAATCTTTTATGATATTTAGAATTGGGATCTCTAGTCAATTTTTGCTGGGATGAATTATAATTATAGTCTTCAAATAGTTCTGGATTTTCTTTTCTATTGACTCTTAAACCAATAGTGTGAGGTTCTATATATCCATCTTTAATTGTCTTATATTTTGGATTTAATATCTTATGTTGAGGAGTTCTTTTACTAAGAACTCTTCCATCTCTAGAGACAAAATAATCAGGAACTATGACTCCATATTTTGTAATAGGTCTAAATTCCTCTTCACCAAATATATTCAATATACTCATTTGAATTCACACTCCACCATAAGTTCAGTTAAACACGCAAGCATATTTATTTCTTGATCCGCAACGAACGCCATCTGATACTGATACTTAGCAAGAACAAGCACAGCAGCAGGGATACTATTCGGAACCAAGGAATCATGTAGAACATCGTAAATACGACGCATGAGAACACCAGAGTCATTATCCAAGTTGTTAACAACCCATTTCCTAACTTCGGAAAACTCTTTGTTCTTAAGATTTTTAATAAGCCCATTTACTTTTACATCACTAAAGGACGCAAGGATACCACTATCGATTTTACCCGAAGATGAATATCTTTGCAACTCATTGAGAACACGACGCCAATCGGGGAAGTGTTTATTGATCAGTTCTACCAGGACCTTGTTATTATATTCAACACCTTCTGTATCCAAGATTTCTTGGAGTCTCGCGAAGAATTGTGCTGCGAGTCCTGGTCTGTCTGAGGAATTGGTGGAAAAGTCAATACACGCGCACCTGGAGTGAAGTGGCTCGACCAATCGGTTTTTGTAGTTGCAGGTGAAGATAAATCTGCAGTTTGCACTAAACTCCTCAATAAACGCCCGTAGGAGGAGTTGTACATCATTGGTTGTGTTATCTGCTTCATCAATGATGATGACTTTGTGTTTTGCAGTTGAAGAAAGCGAGACGGTCGAAGCGAAGTTCTTCGCATTGTTTCGGACAGTATCCAAGAATCGTCCTTCATCGGATCCGTTGATGACATAATAGTCTACTCCAAGTTGTAAGCATAATGCCTTTGCTACGGTTGTCTTTCCACATCCTGCAGGACCTGCTAGGAGCAGATTTGGAACCTCACCTTTATCTAGGAAACTTTTAAAAGTCTTCTTAGTTTCTTCAGGGAGGATACATTCGTCAATAGTTTTGGGTCGATACTTCTCAACCCAGAGAAATTCGTCACGCATTTTCTTCTTTCACCAAAGTAAATGAACCATCATCATTAGTAATCCAGTTTAACACATCGCCTTCTTCCCATCCAGTAGCTTCTAGAAGTTCATCAGGAAAAGTTAGGATTCCATTTTCGTCTACCGTTAAAGTAGTTTTCATTCTAAAGGTCTCTCAAATTTTTCAGAGATAATATCAGTTGCTTTCAACTGTTCTTTCATATATTCTACTGCCTTTTCTGGTTCTGCTGTTTCACCGCATGTAAAAACATCACATACCGCCATACCCTTCTCTGGCCATGTATGAATACTGATGTGAGACTCAGCAAGCATAGCAACACCAGTTACACCCTGAGGATCAAACTTATGTGTCGCTAAATTGAGAAGAGTAGATTTAGATTCTTTTGTTGCATTGTAAAGAAGCATCTTGATGTTTTGTTCATCATCTAGTGGTTCAAAGGGACAACCCTTCAAAGTAAAAAGAATGTGTTTCATTTTATTCTTGGATATTTCAAAGCAAGAGTGAATCGATGTCCTTTTCTAAAAGAGCTTGCTCTGTGTAAGATGTTTCCATCAAAACAAACTGCTCTATTTGGATGAGGAGGTACTCCAATAACTTTATCGTCTTGATAAAAAAATGTTTCACCACATAAAACAGGAACCCAACTAGTATTTGATAAGTATATCAAACAAGTTTTGGTTCCCTTTCCCCCATCTGTGTGATAGTAAGCATCTTCCCTGGGAGCAAAGCAATTTATGTAAACTCTAGTTGGAGAATCATACTTTGCAATCTCCTCGGGAAAAGTATCTTGCATCTGTTTATGGACGGACTTGGTAATTTTAGATTCAAGATCTACATTATGAACCATACCCGTTAAAGGTGTAGTATCTCTATCCGCTTCACCATAGTTATAGAGGGATTCTCTACTATATTCAACTAGGTATCGATAATCATCCTCATGAAATACATGATCTTTTATATTGATATTCATTTACATACAGAATCTGGTTCCAATGCTATGTAGTAACAAAGGTTACGATCCTTAGAGGTGAACTTGGAAAGAAGTTTTTCAGAAATAGTAACTTCATATCGTCCAGGAATGATCTTAATGTTTTCTACCTTGAAGTTAAAGGAGAACTCAGAATCAGTCTCACCTACAATGATAGAGAAATCATTTGAAGTATCGTTCTTTTTATCCCAAACAACGATCTTCACAACACCCGCTTCACCGACAACAGAAACATCTGGAAGTTGAAGAACAGAAGCAGCCTTAAGGAGTCGATCCAGTTGCTGAGTATTCAACTCAAAACAAAGATCTTCTGTAGGCAGAGAGATTTCCTTCTCAGGAGGACTAACAATCACACTAGGATCTGCAAAGAAATACTTTGCCTTAGTGTCCGAACCACGGATCATAACATACTGATTGTTAGAGAAATCAAGTTCGGGTGATTGAGAAACACTGAGACTATTCAGAAATTGATTTAGATCATAGATACCAAAATCCTGAGGGATGTCTTCTGCAATCTCTGCCTCTGCAAGAATATTCTTCATCACACTGATGGTGCGAAGTTTATTACCCTCTTTGAAAAGAATAGATTGATTGATACTACCGAAGTTCTTGAGAAGAGAAAGAGTTTTTTCAGAAAGTTTCATAGTTACCTTTGGGCTGTTTGTGAATTCCAGAGAAGTGATACAGAAGGATGCAATAGTGAATTGCTTTCAGGATGTCTTGCTTAGACTTTCCACCCTTCTTACCAAAGCGAGAGAGATACTTGATAGCATTAGAACGACAGAATGGTTCTGCATCACCAATACTTTCAATCAGATCAAGTGTCTGAGTCTTACTGTCTTTGGACGTGTAATGTGCATTGTAAGTTGAAGAGAGATAGTCTCGAATCTCCTTCATTGTTTTATCTTCCTCATACTTCCAGAATCCATTCTTAGAAGTTGAATCTAGATTCAGGTCAATTCGATCTTCATTCATAGGAAAGGGGTATTCTGAGTTAATACTAATGCCGTACCCATCATCAACCCAGAAATCCTGGGTGCTGATGAATGGGTTTTCGCGGTCGGGATCATTTCGATCATAATCATACCA